AAGCCTGTTAAAGCAGACAACAAAGATCATGCTACTAACAAATCTTCACCAGTTCCAGCAAATGGCGGTGCTAAAGAAAAATTAGCAGACGCACATCCTGCTTCAAATGCGGCAGAAAAGGGTAGACCTGCTCCGTCAGCAAAAGAACTTCCACATGGTACAACAGAACCTAATCCAGGTCCTGCGACTACCGCTGAGAAGGCTGATAAAGCAGAAAACAAGAAATCACCTGTATAATAGGAAATTAGTGAATGTTACACCTTAGAGAAAATATTTCCTTTAGCAACGCTAACATGGTTGTTGAAGGCTCTCACGATGGCAAAGATCTTTATATGAAAGGCATTTGTATCCAGGGTGGTGTAAAAAACGCTAACGAACGTGTATATCCAGTTACTGAAATCGAATCAGCAGTTAAAACGTTGAACGAACAGATTTCAGGAGGGTATAGTGTTTTAGGTGAAGTAGATCACCCGGACGATTTAAAAATTAACCTTGATCGAGTGAGCCATATGATCACAGAAATGTGGATGGATGGTCCAAACGGTCATGGTAAAATGAAGATATTACCAACTCCAATGGGTCAGTTAGTTAAGACTATGTTGGAAAGTGGTGTAAAATTAGGCGTCAGCTCTCGTGGTAGCGGAAACGTGAACGAGGGTGACGGCAAAGTCAGTGATTTTGAAATTATCACTGTCGACATTGTGTCACAACCAAGTGCTCCAAACGCTTATCCCACAGCAATCTATGAAGGTCTCATTAACATGAGACACGGTCATAAGGTGCTTGAGATGGCTAAAGAGGCTAACGGTGATGCGAGAGTACAGAGATATTTGAAGAGTGAAGTTATGAAGCTCATCAAAGATCTCAAATTATAGGAGAATGGCATGCTAGATGTTATTAAACCATTGCTCGATAGCGATTTAGTTAATGAGGACACACGCAACGAAATCAACGAAGCGTGGGAAGCCAAGTTAAACGAAGTTCGCGATCAAGTCAAGGCAGAGATCCGTGAGGAATTTGCCCAGAAGTATGAACACGACAAGCAAACAATGGTTGAAGCAATCGATCGCATGGTAACAGAAAGTCTCGAAACTGAAATGGCTGAAATGAAGGAAGAAAAAGCCAAATTAGCAGAAGATCGTGTTAACCAAGTTAGCAAGATGAAGGAATCAGCAGAAAAATTTAATAACTTTATGGTTACTAAACTTGCTGAGGAGATCAAGGATCTTCGTGAAGACCGCAAGACACAAGGTGCTACTATTGAGAAATTGGAGCAGTTCGTTGTCAAAGCATTAGCAGAAGAGATCAAAGAATTTGCACAGGATAAACAGGACGTCGTAGAGGCTAAAGTTAAACTTGTTGCAGAGGCTCGTGAGAAACTAGAGGAACTTAAAACTAAGTTCGTCAAGGAATCAAGCGAGAAGATGTCAACTGCGGTTGCCACGCACTTGAAAGCAGAACTTTCTCAGTTGCAGGAAGATATCAAAGTTGCTCGTGAGAACAGTTTTGGTAGAAAAATCTTCGAAGCATTTGCCGGTGAATTCGCAGGTACTCACTTAAATGAGAACGCTGAGATTCGCAAGTTAATGGGCATCATCGAAGAGAAAGACCAGCAATTAGAAGAATCAACCAAGGCAATCGACGAAACCAAAGCGTTGGTCGAAGCCAAAGAAAGAGACATTCGCATGATCCAAGAATCCAGTGAGCGTAATGCTAAACTGGATGAACTGCTTGAAACATTGAATGATGAGAAGGCAGAGGTTATGCGTAATTTATTAGAGGGCGTTCAAACTAAAAACTTGGACAAGGCCTTTAACAAGTATCTCCCAGCGGTGCTTAACGAGAACGTAGTGAAGTCTAAGAAAACGACACTAACAGAATCTGTTAAGGAAGTTACTGGGGATAAAGCCGTGCCACAGGAAACGCAGGAGGACAGCAACATGATCAACCTACGTAAATTGGCAGGACTATAATCTTAAGACATTAGGAGAAAGATATGTCACAAGAACTACTTGAAAGCCGTTGGGGTGAAACGAAAGAAGCCTTATTAGAAGGGCTCCAAGGCAACAAACGAAACGCTATGGGCGTCGTTTTAGAAAACACAAAAAGGCACTTGATGGAGACATCAGCCGCTGGTACTACGACAGCAGGTAACGTTGCTACATTAAACCGTGTGATCCTTCCAGTGATCAGACGTGTGATGCCAACAGTTATCGCTAACGAGATCGTTGGTGTACAACCAATGACAGGCCCAGTTGGTCAGATCCATACATTAAGAGTACGTTATGCAGAAACTAACAACGCAACAGGTACTGCTAACGACGTAACAGCAGGTGATGAAGCATTATCACCATTCAAGATCGCTACTGCATATTCTGGTGACGGCACTGCCGGTAAAGCAGATGTGACAGCGGCTAAAGAAGGTTCAGGCGGTCGTAAGATTTCCGTACAGATCTTGAAACAGGCTGTTGAAGCAAAAACACGTAAATTACAAGCACGTTGGACATTTGAAGCGGCTCAAGATGCTCAAGCAATGCACGGCATCGACGTAGAAGCAGAGATCATGGCGGCTTTAGCACAAGAAATTACTGCTGAAATCGACCAAGAGATCCTAGCATCTTTACGTTCATTAGCGGCTACAGAGTTCACATACAACCAGGCGGCTGTTTCTGGTACTGCTACATTCGTTGGTGACGAGCATGCGGCACTTGCTGTTTTAATTAACAGAACTGCTAACTTGATCGCACAGCGTACACGTCGCGGTGCTGGTAACTGGGCTGTTGTATCTCCAGCGGCATTAACAGTATTACAATCTGCTACAACTTCAGCGTTCGCAAGATCAACTGAAGGTACATTTGAAGCACCAACAAACACTAAATTCGTTGGCACATTAAACGGTGCTATGAGAGTTTATGTTGACTCATATGCTTCAGACACAACAGCAGTATTGGTAGGTTACAAAGGTTCAAGCGAATCAGATGCGGCGGCTTTCTATTGCCCATACGTTCCATTAATGTCATCTGGTGTTGTTCTAGATCCAGGTACATTTGAACCAGTAGTTTCATTCTTAACACGATATGGCTACGTAGAATTAACAAACACTGCATCATCTTTTGGTAATGCTGGTGACTACGTTGGCGAGATCGCAGTTTCTAACTTATCATTCAGCTAAGATAGAACTGTCGTTAAGACGTTACACACTAAAGAGGACTTTTCGGAGTCCTCTTTTTTTATCTGTTAAATATGACTATGATACGGATCAAAGACGAGTTTGACATTCTGCCGGAACTATCTAAATTAGTAGATGGGTTCGTCAAGGTGGAATGGCATGAGGATCACGATGTTGACATTCAACCCTGCCATAATGATACTATGCTGTCATCGGACGTGTTAACTGTATTCATCAATACCGAACCCGACAGAGACCAGGCAACAGATGGAGCATTTGATACAATCAGGTCAATGAGACCCAACAACATATTCCTGGTAGGTGAGATTGATAATCAACATTGGCCTTTCCCCACCATCTTCTATCCAAGTTTCCTCAAAGAGACTCTTAGGGTCAATAATGAATTCAGATATACCATTGGAGAGAAGAAATTTCTAGCAGATGCCCTGTTGGGAGGAATGAGTCAGGCGAAAACAAATTATAGAAACATTATAGTCATCGAGATGGAAAATCAAGGCTTGCTGGAAGATTGTTTGGTCAATCTCAAACCCCGTTTTTTAAATGATGAGAGACCAGGGCATAGATCACTAGCATTGGATGAATTGGATGATCCGGATTTCATGGGCAAGGCAACAAGCAATGACGGAGAGAAAATATTTGAAACCATGGTGCCTACGGATGACTGCGGGTTTGGACAATCAAGATATCTCAGCCAGATCATACCCCAAAGGGTTTATGATGCCACCTATGTGTCATTGGTCGCAGAAACAGAAACACAATATGGAGGTTTCTGTGTCAGTGAAAAGATCAGCAAACCACTGATATCAGGAAAGCCCTTCTTCATGTTCGGTGCTCCTGGGTATCTACAGGCCCTGCGTGACATAGGGTTCAAGACCTTTGATCGTTGGTGGAGTGAGGAATACGATGCCATACATGATCCTGAGAAAAGAATACAAGCCATTGTTAACACATTGGCATCATTTAATTCATTATCAACCGAAAACAAGATAAATTATATGGAAGAGATGAAAGCAGTAACCGAACATAATAGAGAAGTGTGTCAATCAGATAAATTTATCATTGATGTGAGAGAAGAGATAAAGAGAAGATTAGATGAGTAAACTACCTTTTAAAAGTTTTACTAGTTCCTATTCTGATGCTTGGAAACAAGAATTGTTCTATTCAAAATATGAGCCCAACAGGGTCTATGATTGGGTGGATACAGATATGCCTGAGAATGCCATCGACGACAGACCAATCACATATCATTTTAATGAGTACGGATTCCGCTCTGACAGTTTTGAACAACGTACCGACTTTAACATATTAGTGTCAGGTTGTAGCCTAACAGTAGGAGTAGGCACTGAATATGACAAAATTTGGCCTAGACAGCTTAAAAATATATTTGAACAAGGGACTGTAAATTCAAACGTAACAGTATGGAATTTAGCTCAAAGTAGTACGAGCCCAGACTATTCTGTACGTTCAATATACAAGGTCGTAGACGTGTTACAACCGGACTTTATAGCGGTTTGTTGGCCTGCTGAAACTAGATTTGAAGGACCAGACGGCGATAAACTTCGAGATTATCAAATGGATACAGAGGAATATCCAAGATTGTTTATTGATCAACAATATGCCTATCATAACTTACAGAGAAACGTGGCATTTCTCACTGAGATATGTAAATCTAGAGATATCCCGTTGGTACACGGACCGGGAGAATACACGATGTTCGGTATAGATCCACGTACAGGCGCAAGGGACGGGCAACATCCTAATGACGAATGGCACCGAGACTTTGCTGAGCTAGTATTTGAACATTGGCAAAAGATATAAATAGTAATGCTCGCACATAGGGTGCGTTTTATGCTGTTAACCAGACAGCGTAGCGGATAGAACCCGCATAGGACTTCTTTATAGGAGAAAACAAAATGGG